CTTGTCAGCTGGCGTGTATTCAATGCCATAAGAGCCTAGAACACGGTGAAGAGTTTGAAAGTTGAACTTATCTCTCACCATCTCATTTACCCCCATGACATTGTCATCGCCATACGTGAGCAAGCCTACGTGGTCGCGAAACGGTCCGGGTAAACCCTGATCGAAATACACGCTCCTCATAAGCAAGCTATTGACAATCGAATTAATGACAGCAGTTGCTGGTTCACCACTCACATGCATCGCGGGAAAAATCATAACATCATTCTGCACTATAACGTTTGCATAAATAATATCATGTGCCAATCCCTGCATCACGATTTTGTCCTCATCCTTGTAACCACACAGCATCGCGTAATCAATAAGGATATCAAACGCGCAATGCAGGAGTTGGGGAGACATACGCTTATCATACGCACTGAAATCACCATCAATACAACAATTAGTATCGTTGGCGACTCCAATAATATGACTGCGAAATTCCGTCCAATCGCGAGAGCGCGGATTAGCACCTATTGCACATTCCCACTCCAAATTGTTCTCCTGAACAACCTCAATAAGAGGAAGATAAAATTTCCGGAAAAGAATTTGATAAGCAAAAGGGCAACCGGTGAAAACACGCGTTTTGTGCTTCTGCAGCTTCTTCAATGACACAGGTTCATCTTTTAAACAAGCTTTAAAAAACACACTACCTCGCTTCCCTGCACGATATTGCTTCTCCAACTGATCAGCAGCGCACATAATCTCACTACTCACCCAACGACCATCTCTGTAGTCCTCCTCAAGGTATAGTCTCTTCTTCCCACTCAAAGGAAAACCGCAAGATGTTGAGAAGTTGATACTATTGACAAATCTGCGATCGGGTATGCCAAACACAGCTTGCGTACGGTCCAACACCTCAACATATCGCATTCGATCTAAGCCTGAGAAGTAATCCTCAGCCGCTCGTGACAATATTTCACTATCAATACACGGAGCGTCGATCAAAGATTGACGATACATAAGATCAATAGGTCGCCACGAGCGTAGGTCTGGTG